AACCCTTCTTACTTTTCTTTTCTTTTTTTGCTGCTTTTTCTTCGTCTTCTTTTTGTTTTTTCGTATCATAAAGACTTTTGATTGATTCGTGAAGAACAATAATTGGGTCATGTCCATACTTCTGTAATACACCTGTATGTGTATTAAAATTTGGTTTTTCAAGCGAAAGTGCATCAAGTTCACTAACACCAACACCAGCGAGACATTCATCAAATGCCATTTTTTTCATATCATCAGGTAGTTCGTTAAAAATTTCTTCATTAACTACTACTGCAAAGTTTAATCCTTCAGTAAGTGTTTCTACAAGATCGTTTGATTTTATAAGTTTGCAAGGGTCTTTTTTTTGTTTGTTATTACAAAGAACCTTAAATTCAACCCACTGTGGGATTGTTGTGCCGTCTCTAACTTCATCAAAAAGTTTTACTACATCCTCAGATGCTTCTTCAAATTTTGTCATAATAATTGTTTTTAATTAATAATTAATAAAAGATATATATTTAAGTTTTGTTTCTATTATTTTTGTTTTTAATTTCTCAAAAATCGGGTCATTTTCATCAAATTCTTTTTTGAATTTATCTTCAAGTTCTTTTATAAAGGATATCATGTCATCAACACTCAGTTTTACCATGTCTTCAATTTCAACTAATGTTGCTAATTGTTTATTGACAGCATCTTGCTTTTTAATTTCTTCCATTTTTTTATCGTATTCTGAATTAATTTTTAAAATTTCTTCTTCGGTAACAACAGTACCTTCCAAAACAGCATCTAAGCGTTTCTTAGCCAATTCGTTTTTTTCTTCTTCTGTTAAAAACAAACCTTTTGCATTGTCTGCGTTTTTATCGATTTCAATTATTTTTTTTGCAGCTTCTGAATTAAAATCACCAGTTTCAACTGCTTTTTTTAAGTTTTCTAAATATGGGTTCATAATTATATTTTTTATTTATTTTAAGTTCTCATGTTTTGCATTTCAATTGCTTCAAATTTCAACACATCATGAGTATCATTTAGTTGTATTCTTTTTATAAATTTAATAATTCCATAACCAGTTAATTCGCCATAATCATTACGGAGAAAAACTTCTTTAATATTAATCAATTCTTTGAAAAGATCGGTGTTTTCGTCATAATTACTTGTTTTGAATTTCAACGGTATTAAAAATTCTAACTGACGATAATCAAACCCAATTTTTTTAATATGTAAAAATTCAGTAAGTTGTTCAATTTTATTTACAGTATTTTCATTTTCACGAATAACTTTGATTGGAAATTCAAAAGTCTTAGATTTTTCAGTCATGTCTTTTACTTCATATTGAGAATCCAAATCATTTTCGTCAATTTTTTTAATCACATTCATAACCTTTGCTAATCCTACTTCAACTGGTTCATTATTGTAAATACCAAGCAATTCATAATCATCATCTTTGAGTCTTCTTTCTTCATACTCCTGAATTAAAACTTCACCAATTGTTTTACCAGCATGTCTGTGCTTTTCGTCATAAAAACCGAAATGCTCGTATCTTTTACCTCTTGGGTCCTTTTGAGCATAAGAACTTCCATGTTTATCTGCTGCAAGTGCCATCTGATATGGAGTTGCTGTACGAATGAACTTATCTGCCTTTTTTAATATTTCATAATATTCTCTGACATATTTTTCATCAGTTTTACCAGCATAGAATTTTTCAAGGGTTTGATTTCTGTGAAGCATTCTTTGAATTCTTTTATCGCCTTCCTGTAAATTATTTGGGTCAGCTTGTGCATCTGCTTCTGCTCTATACAGCATAATGCCGACACTTATCAAGATAATATGTATCTTAATATAAAACCAAAAATATATTTTTTTAAAAAAATTAATCATTAATCAATACTTTCTTTCTTTCTTCAAGTTCTTTTACATCACACTGAAGCATTTTTTTTTCGGTTTTTAAATCACTAATTTTATCTGCTAATGTTTCTGCTTTAACCTGAAGTCCTTTATTATATTTTTCAACTAATCTTCTAAACTCAGAATATAGTTCTTGAAAATATGATTCTTGCCATCTCTTTAGTTGATAATTATCTCTACCTAACATTCTTTTATTAAGAATAACTGATTTGGTGATCGCATCAACAAGTTGATTACTTTTTCTCTTATCCTTTTTATCGTCTTGTTTGTTATAATATTCGTTAATTTTTGGTGTTTTTCCAACTCTTGTACCAAATACCCTTTTTACTTTAGAGTGTATTTTTTTTTCTTCTTTACGAGCTTTCTTTTCAAGCTGTTTAATTTTTTTTGATTTAACTAATTTTGTTTTCATGTTTTTATTTTTAAACTACTGCTAATGTTTTTGCAACTGCTGCTTTATAAAAATCAGCACGTTTTTTTGTAACCGTTGCCAAGTTATATTTATCTTTAAAGTCTTCATATAGCTGTTCGCCAAGTTGTTTGCGTAGATCAGCGTCAAGTATGAGTTTCTTTAAATACTTCTGCCAATATTTTCTGGCATTTTTTTCTGTAGGTATAAGAACACAATTTTCCATGTGTCTACCATCTATATTATATGGAGGTATATCTGAACATACTATCGGAAGTTTTCTTGTCCAGCATTCTACCTGTTTCAAATTTGATTTCATCCTGTTGAATGAATTGTCAGCAAGAGGTGCTATTACAATATCAGTTTCATCCAATACTTTAGCATATGTATTTGCTTTTTCTGTCCAACGTCTGGCATAGTTAAATTCATTATCATATTTAACATTTCTTTCAAAATTTGAAAGCCATTGCACGTAATCAGGATTATTAATCATGTGATGATTGTCTGTCAATATTTTTTCATATATTAAATAGACACTTTCAGTTGATTGAATATCTCTCTGTTTTTGATTAAAAATTTTACCTCTATATTTCTCTTTCAAATCTGCGGGTAATTTAGGTATTTTATCTACGTCACCTCTTGATTTATTAATTGCTTTAACAACTTCATGAGTCCATAATTTCTTCTTTTGTAATATATCACCAAACTCCTGATTAAAAGTAATATCAGTGGTATTACCTTCAGTATCCCATCCAGCAAGAATAATCTTAAATTTATCTTTTAATTGTGAATCATTTGATAATACATTAAATACACCTTCAAGCTGTTCCATATCAGCCATATGACTTGACCCTGCAGCATATGTAATTCTTACAAAACCATCTGAGTCTGGTTTTCTATTGTTCTGAAATTGTTTCATCCATGTAGGGTCGATTGAATTGTAAAATACACCAACATTATCCCTGCCAGTTATTTTACGAACTTCGCTTGCAAATAAATCTGTTGTGGTTGTAACATAGTCAGCAATCTTTAAATTTTCCAATATCGGAATATGCATTTTCTTCTCAAGATTCAAAGAATAGAATGGGTGCTTTTTATGTAATTGCCAGTAGTCATCGATATCAACCATTAATATTGTACCTGATTTTCTTAGTTCGGTTGCCAACTTTAACATATCTTTTGTATCGCTTAAGAATTGACGGTGATAGTGTATTATATGAAATGTTTTTAAGTAATCGATATACTTAGGGTCATTAAAATCTATTTGTGGATTAATTTCAACGAAAAAATCGTCTGAATGATTTCTTTGAAGTTCTTGTGCTGGTGTTAATGTTCTAAAGTAGTTTACCCCTGCGCTATCAAGGTTATAAAATAAAATTCTAATTTTTCCGTCCATGCTTTGTTTATAAATTATTATAAAATAATGTAATTTATTATAAATACGTAAAAATAACTGAAAATCATCAAAGATGAAAGAGATTTTTAAAATAAATGCCAACAAAATGTTGGCATCAATATTCTACTAATAAAGAATGTATGTTATTCTTTCTTCTTCCTGCTTGATCTTTTTGCAGTTTCCTCTGCGGTAACTTCTTCAGTTACAAGTTCTTTTACTGCCACAGGTGCTGATTTTGGTTTGGCGTTGTTCATAAAATCTGCCAATTCTTTTGCACTTACTTCAATAACACTAATTAAGTTTTTTACTCTTAATTTATGTACTGACATAGGCAAAGAAGATACTGTCAGGTAGAGACTTGCCCCGGGTTTTACGCTAACTGTTTTCTTGATCATATTATCAACATATTCAATGTCTAATGAAGAATTGAATCTAAAATCACGCTTTCCTGCGGTATTTGTTAAGTTTGTAATTTTGTATGTATTCATAGCTTTATTTTATTTTAATCCTTGTATTAATTTATCATCATGCTTGATTCCATCATATCCTAAACTCATTGCTTTTTCTGTAATTGCTTTATTCTTAAGATTAATTGAAGGCATGCCATATTGTTCACTTAATTTTTCAAAATTTATGTGTGGAAACCAAATTTTTGCCAGAATATCGGCAGGTTCTTGTCCATCTTTATATGTAACACCCAAAGAATGTAAGTCTAAAAGATTGTCAAAATCAATTTCATATTTACTAAATCCCTCAATAGGTTTTAATGAAAAGAAATTTCCTACAGCCGAATTTTCTTTTATAGGTTCTTTTCGATATGCAGTAATTGTCTTTTGATTTGTTTTTGTTTCTCCTGATGGAGTTTCAATATTAAAATTATCTTCTTCCAGAGTATTTAAAAATTGATTTTCATCACCACCATAATAATTAATTGCGTCTTGCATTTCAACTTCTTCCAAGCCACGTTTTTGCTGATATTCATAAATATCCTCTATTTTATTTAAAACTCTGCAAGCATCTTTTTCATTTAAACCAAGTTTTATTGCTTTAAGTGGCACTTTATCAATCAGTGCACGGATATAACGATGATGACCATCACAAATTTTATTGTCTTCAGCAATCCAAATAGGATTCTTATCACTTATGTTACATTTTTCTACTTCATCAGAAAATGTAACATTTTGTGAAACATTTATTCCATCATTTTCGCTTGGTTCAAGTTCAATCATTTCATATTCGATGTTTTCTTCATCAAGTTTTTGAAGCATTTCTTCAAACGGCATTGAGATTTGTGGTAAATGATATGGTCTTCCGTTTTTTAACATAAATTTAATGTATGTTTTAAAGTAGGTATAATTTCATTATTTTCTAAAAGCATATATGGCAATCTCAATAAATAAATTTTATTATTAATCGCAAATTTATTTTTAATCATATCACGTTTTTTTCTTTCAACCAATCCATTTTTTCCACCATAATGCTTAATAATTTTTTGGTGTTGTTCGCCATCATATTCAATTAATAAATTATATTTAGGAAGATAAAAATCGAAAGGTAATTGCATTTTATCACAACATTCTTTAAATTTTTTTTGTCTAATAAATTCAATATTGTTTTCAATTAAAAATTCTTTAATAGTTTTTTCACCTTTTGATTCACAACAAATTGGACATCCCTGACCATGTAAATGAGCATTAGGAGTTTGTTTAAATATACCATGTTTAAAACAAATAATATCCACTTTATTCATATGATTTTCATAAATAACATTATTATATCCATATTTATTCTTATGAACTTCATTTGCTCTTTTTATAAAATCACCGACTAACAATGAATATTTTTTACCTAATTCACTTTTAACACACTTCATACAATTAGAACCATTTAAATGATTTGCAGGTGTTTGTTCAAATTCTCCATGTATTGGACAAATAATTGTTACATTAGTATTTGTGTTAATGTAATCAACTTTAGAATAATCATATGTATTGCCATGAATTTTAATTGCTTTTTCAATAAAATCATTAGTATTTGATGCAAATTCTTTTGATAATTTTTTGTTTCGACATAGAGGACATTTACTTTTACATCCAATATGATTTCTTGGATTTTGAGAAAAAATACCATGTTCTTTACAAACAATATCAATTTTTGTTCGAGAATTAATATAATTAACTAAAGAATAATCATATTCATTACCATGAACATCAATTGCTTTCTCAATAAATTCTTCTTTAGTTAATTTTTTCATTATAATAATTTTACTATAAATACACCTAAATTAATTTTTTCCAAATTTCAGAATCTCTGAAAATTATTTCATTAATAAAATTTATTAATTTCATATCTGCTTCCTTCAATGCAATATTACCTTCATTTGCCAAATAAACATTAAATTTTATACCTTTGGGTAACTGATTTTTTATGTTTTCATATGAAAGAATGTCTGTACCTTTATCATCATAAACATTAATCTCTCTTAGGTCTGGAAATTTTTTTGTATAATCAAGAATTTTTTGACCTTTAGTTCTTTGATCACGTTGCATATCGAGTTTATCGACATGAATATTATTTGCATCTAATACTTCTTGAACTAAAGAACGTAATTTTTCCTGTCTTGAAGTCAATACAATTGTATATGTAGCTGGCGTTGAAACATCTTTATTTAAAAGATTCAATATTTTTGGAAATGGTTTAATATCAAAAACATTCAAATCAAGACTTTCTGGTCTGCCCCACCAGCCTTGATATGAATATGGCTTTCCCATTTTCTCTGACCATTGAATTTTTCCACTTTCTTTTTGGGGAGAATCTATGAGAGTACTATCAAAATCAAATGCACATAGTCTTGTTATCATTTTATTTATATTCTACTTGAGTTATTTTTCCTCTTAATAATAATGGTCTGCGTAATTTCTCCCAATTAGTCAGATTATTTGACATCACTGGTTTACCACCATTTGTCCTATTTACTGCCAGTGTTATATGTGCTTTGGGATTATGTGCGTTAATTCCTGATGATACGCCAACTGCAATTACTTTATCATCCATAGCAATATCATTAACAGTTAAACGTACAGCTAAGCCAAGATACTTTTCATATTCAGGGTCAATTTCACCCAAATTAACAGTCATATGATCTGCAATAATATCCCAACCTTCGGGTATTATATTCTTAAATCTTTCAATTAGCCTTTGTCTTGAATTATCATCAAGAACTACGGCACTATAAGAAATATTACTCATAATTTTTTTAATAAACTGTAGAAATTTTCTACCAGTTCGCTTTTATTTTTATTTAAAACATCTTGGTACTCTTTTTCAACACCAATAAATCTTGCTACATCCATTGGTGTAACTGTTTTTGATGTATTATCAAGTACTTCATTTTGTGGTGTGGCTGCATTTGTGTTATTTTGTGGTGCAACATTGTTTGCATTATTTTTAATTTTTCTACTTATATAATCCACCAACATACTGACAACACCAGATACTGTATCAAATACTCGAATCATAGCATCTTTATCAGCACCCCACATTGCTGCATAATTTAAAGAAGTTGTTTTTAAATCAAAATTAAATGAACCTAATACCATCCATGCTGTCAATTCAGCTTGTTGTTCAACAGCATCTCTACCTTCAGTTTTACCCACAAAATATTGTGAAAACTTTGAATTTTTATTTTTCACATAACTTTGATGTAATAATTCATGTGCAATTTCATGTGCCAATGTTTTTGTTAGACCAACATCATTACCTTCATTTTTTAAAATTCGAATCAAACCACTTGAACTTACTCCTCTTGCACCATCCAATTCATCAACCAATTCTATTTTAACTCCATTTTCTTGAGCAAAATCAAGTAATGATTTATATATTGGTCTGATTTCTTCACTTATCATGTTTTCTTCAAACCATTTAATTTCTTTACGTTTTTCATAATCACCCAAGAAATTTTCTTTGCCTTCCATTTGTTGAGTATTTGAAACATCATATACAAATGTATAATCAAAATCGTGACCACTAAATGCTCCACGAAGCTGAACGCCAAGACGTTCACGTTCACCCGGACCCAATTCATTATAAGTATTTTTGCCAACCGATTTTAAAAATTCTGCGGTAATTTTTTCTTTTTCAATTTTAGAATACGGTCTCATTGCCCTTTTACTCGGAGAACGTATAATCATTCTGTTTTTCTTATCAACAACAGTTCTGTTAAATCTATTCCAGTTGATTTCACTTTTTACTAAACTTGCATTAGGATTCTGAATCATGATTAATATACTATTCATGAAACTATATGAATGTCCTTGAGAATTTTTAAAAGATAAAATAATCTGCATTGTTTTTTTAAATTCTTCATCACTATCAATATTGACCAAAGTTTCTTTAAACTTTCCTAATTTGTCAATAAGTGCTTTTTTTTCTTCAGGTGTAAGTTCAGCATCATTTTCTGGATTTGTAGTGGTTGGTGTTGCACTAATTTCTGATAAGAGAGCATCCAATGATGATATTAATGCTGCAGCACTTTCTTCTTCTGGAGCACCTTCTAATGCATGTACTTCTTTTAATGCTGGTTCAATGAAATGACTGTAAACGTTTTGCCATTGATCTTTTGTTTTGCCTATATACCAAAACCAAAATTTATAATCATTATTCCATTTAGCACCATGATTCTTAAATATGTCTTTGTATTTAAAAGTTTCTTTGTTTTCTGGCTTATTCGGGTCAATATATGCAATATAATTACCCTTCTGATCTGTTCTTTTGCTTATAACAAATGCTTCATTTAATGCTTTCATTTATTGTTATCTTTTCTAATAGTATTATTTTCTTCGATATTATTACTCATAATAATATCATGATTTTCTTTCAGTTCTTGTTCAAAAAGAACTTCTTTATATTCTTTTTCAACACCTAAAAATTTGGCTACATCCATTGGTGTAACTGTTCTTGTTTTGTCTTTGCTTTTCATAATAAATACTTTATAGGATTTAGTAACTCACACTTATACAATAATAAAATTAATAAGTAAATTTTGTTAAAACATTATAAATTTTTTCCAATGCATTTAAAGCAATTTCTACTTCTTTAAAGCATTGGTTTATTCCACCGCCACATATAACTATTTTTCCAGAAAATTTTTGTAAGTAATCCATTAAATCTGGTATATTAATGCAATCCTGTGCTGGTTCAAGAAAATCACGAACATCACTTGAATCATATCCATATTCTGTCATAAAACCTTGCCACATTTCTTCATCAATGTCTCTACTATCGTTAATGTCATGTTTAATCATATATTTTACTAAGTTAACAATTTCTTTTTCATCATGACCATCATCCATACAGCTTCTGAAAAATGCATAACCTTTATCGTAAAATCTGGCATAATCAAGTATTGATTCTTTAATACCATTTTCTATTAACCACATTTTATATTCTCCTTCACTTACGCCACCAACAGTATTCTCACCATTATATAAAAATGTAAGAGAATTCATAGTATCAAAATTTCTATTTAAAAATCGTATATAATTACTCAATTGAAAATTAAATGCATTTTGATATTCTGGTTGAATATCAATTGACAATAAATTTGCATTTTGAACAAGATTTATGCCCGAATCTTCGAGTAATTTATTGCGTTGTTGTTCTTTAAGTAATTTTTCTTTTTTCATTAGCCAGTACTTTCAGTAAATTCAATGTCTTTTATTGATATTTTTTCGGGTGATTCATATGACTTAGACCTTTGACGATGTGTATATACAAAGAATCCGTCTTTATCTGCACCCATACTAACACCTTCTGTTTTAGATGTTTTGTCCATTAATTCTTTTGGCTTGCTTAAACCATGTACATGTCCACCTTCTTTATATGTTGAACCAGCAGTAAAATATTTTAGAATCTTTTCTTTCATTTCAGCATCAATACTTTTTGATTTCATTAATGCTTCTTTTTCTTTATTATATTTAGATTCATTCTCATTTAAAACTTCTCGATCTGTCAATGCCCAAAGCAACTCTTTTTTTAATTTTTCATCATGTGTAAAATCTTCATAGTTATTCTCTATAAATTCTAACACTGATGCTTCTGAAGGGTCTTTATAACCACTATTTTCACCACCCTGATGATTCCATTCATCATATTTATGTACAAAGAAATTAATGTCAACATTTTCTCCATTTATGTCCCAAGTATTCTTTTCTTCTGGTCTCATTTCAGGATAAGCAAATTCATTTAAGAAAAATTTTTTAATTTCCTCAACTATAATTTTCTTAATCATTATTTACCTCACTTTCTTTAATTCTAATAAAAGCACATTTTAGTAAATTGGTAATTTCATTTTCTCTAATAATATCCCTTTCAATTAATTTACCTTTTTGAAAATGACGTTTTTCATCCCATTCATAAACAATATTGTTTTTTTCGTCATATCCATCAACAAAATATCCTAATTTCTTAATATAAAATTCACCACCATTTTCAGCGTGTTGTATGAAACAATTATTGATTTTCATTAGATTATTAAAATATTCACAACCTCTTTTGTTATAAAACGGCACTATTTGATTATTTTCAAACTTATTTAATCTAATTCTTTCAATGGCACTAATTCTCATTTTATTCTTAGCTTCATTAGTATGACTTTTATTATAAAACGGATTATTTTCGTTCGCAACATTTGCATGTGATTCAGAAAGTTTAATGATATGTTCTTTTGAAAATTTTTTATTTGTTAATTTTTTTGAAATTTTATTACCTCTTTCTTTTGAATGTACGGATATTTTAAAATTTTCAGATTTATTTAAACCAATCGAAATATTTAATTTATGCGATTCAGTTAACTTACAATTCTTTCTCTTTGCAGATTGTTTTTTTCTTGATTCATTTGAATGTGCGCCTATCATGTTTGGAATTAGTGTGCCATTATCATATTTTTCTTTTAATGTTTTAGATGTTTTAATTTTTGTGTTTTCAGACACTTCTCTACCAATATTACCACATTTATGGCATTTTGAATCATTTTTAATTGCATAATCATATTTAGTTTTACTTTCATAATGTATTATTTCATTACATATTGGGCAATATTTAAAATAATTTGAATGTAATTTGGTACTACATCCGTATCTATTATGATTTTTCAATCCTTTTAATGAATTAAATTCTTTATTACATTCATTACAAATCAATATTTCTTTTCTATTATTTTCCATTTTGACCCGCCAAAGATAGTAAATCTTCTTTATTATTCATAACTTTATTTGAATAAATCTTCAATAATAATGATTTTTGCATATCACCAACTGCTTTACCTTGTAAACCAAGTTCCATTAAATCATTACCATTTACTGCCAGTTCATTAACAGTTTTGGGATACTTACCTTCAAATAATTCTTGTGCAGCAGTTTTAATTACATTTGGCAATATCTGACTTTGTAATGATGTTGGAGATGTCACGTACATATTATGTGCAATTGATCTTGCTTCGATTAAATTGGTAGCCTCTCCACTTTCATATGCTAATTGAAGTGCCTTTATCTCTTTATATGAATTCTCGTCACCTTTAAGATTATTTTTATAGAACTCTGCAGGGTTATTAACAAGATTTTTACTTAATAGATAAACAAATTCTCCCATTGTTCTAACTTTATCAAAGGGTTCTCTCGTATTTCTAAAATCGTAATTTAATCCTCTGCCAAATATTTCTTTAAGCAAACCAGTTTCATTAAGTAGTATTGCACCTGTCAAAATGTTGCATTTTCTGACAATTTTCTCGAATTCTGTCAAAATTCTCTCAGGTGCAATTTCTTTTACACGACCAGCATTTTCCTGAATCATTTTCATTGTGTCTGGGTCAATAGTAAAACCAAAACGACTTGCAAACTGTACAGCACGCAACATTCTGAGTGGGTCATCACTAAATGCCTGTGGGTTAACAACCTTAATAACTTTATTTTTTAAATCTTCTTGACCACCAAATGGGTCAACAATATTACCTTCAGCATCTTTTGCAATTGCATTGATGGTAAAATCACGTCTTTCAAGGTCTTTTTCAATTGGCAAAGCATGATTTGATTTAACATCAAATCCCTGATGACCACCTTCACCTGTTGGTGTTTCGGTACGTGGAATTGCAATATCAATATCTTCTGTTGCGCCTTTTGGTTTGAATTTTAATATACCAAATGATTTGCCAACTGCATTGACAGCACCATATTTACTAAGTATTTCTTCAAGTTTTTCAAATGGCACACCAGTAATAAGAATATCTAAGTCTTTGGATTCTTTACCGAGAATTTCATCCCTGACAGCACCACCAACTGAATATATTTTACCACCAGCTTCTTCAACATCTTCTTTAAACGGAAGATAATTTAATGCCATTATCTGTCCTTCATTTAATATTTCATTTTCAAAAATATCTTCTTCTTTATTTTTTTTATAATATTCATAAATAGTTTCATTAATAAAATTAATATATGGATTTTTTTGTTTTGCTTTATCTAAAAATTTCTGAATAACTGGTTTTGCAAAATTATTACTTGGAATTTCTTGCCAATAATTTGTTTTAGGTCTAAATTCATCTGGATACATCGTTGAAGTAGATTCTCCAAGAAAAATATTATTTGTTTTTCTATGTCGTTGTACAGTAATAAAACTTTCAGGGAGTTTTTTATCCCAATCTGATTGGTATTTAATAAGATTTAATCTACTTAATTCATTAATAATATCTTCATGTATTAGTTTTGATACTAATTCAATATATAAATTTCCTGTAGAATCTATAACTCCTCTGACACTATTACCAATATTACGCCATGATTTTGGATTTTTTATCATTGCTACATTACTATATGATCTATCATTAGATGTTATATATATTATTTCTTCTTTATTTTCAATATTTTGTTCTTTACTGAATTGAGTTTCAAAATCGGTATCTGGATGCTGAATGCCAAATTGTTTTTCTGCTGCCACATCTGCAATGCTTTCATTTACTGGTTTATGTTTCTGTTTACTTTTTTCTGGTTTGAAATTAGCTACAAATATATCATAAATTTTCTCAGCAAGAGCACGATTTGCACCTTCAGGTATTTTTTTTCTGAACATTAATTCAACTTTATTTGCAATTTCATGAGCATCATCGTATTCGTAACCATAATGTCTTATAATAAAACTTTCTGTTCTCTCATGTAATAATATTGCTTCAAAATCTGCTGGTTTGACCATAAACACATCATCAATCCAATAATCATTTTCTCCAATATGTTTTGCATATTTTTGTTCTTTTTTCGGTAAATCAGCATCAACCCAATGATTACCACCATCTACCCATTCAATAAAACCACTATCACGAACTTGATCACCATTAACAGCATATACATTATATGTGTGTTCTCCGTCCTGATAACTTCTTATATATTTTTTATCCAATTGATGGGTTGTAAGGTCTTGCTGGATATCTTTTTCAAATGCTGGAAAATTTCCTTCATTCAAATCCCAAAAATCCAATGAAGCATTTTCAGCCAGATCATTAAAATCGTCTGGTGATTTATCTGGTATTACACCATAATTTTTATGAATAAACTCGTTAATATCCTCTTCTTTATATTCTAACAATCGTCCTATTTCACGTGCTTCTTCAGGAGTTCTATCATTTAAATATCCACCATGCTTTTTAGCAATTTCATACAATAAATATGCTTTTACTTTATCACGATATATTATTGCTGTCATGGTATTTTGCGATGTCATTCTTACTGGAATAACACCAATTTTAAGTTTTTCTAATTTTTGAGCAATTGGTTTATTTATATGAACAAAACCAATCTTTCTTTTTCCGTTTAAAACTGTTTTCAATGCACCTTCATCAGTATATGCTTCCTTTGCTGAAATTTCTTCTTTAAGAGGTTTGATATTCAAGTTTCTAATGTCTCCTTGATTGCATGCAGTTGAAGTGTTACCGTTACCCGCTAATCTGCATTTCTGTTTTACTTCTACAGTACTGCTGCCAGCCATTGAAGATAATTGTCTTTCATCCAACATGTATTGATCTTTCGTAGCATCTCCCACCACATTATGATATTCTAAATCTTCATTATTCTTATCTCTATTTGCATCAAGATCATTTCTAATTAAAGGTGAAGTATCAATGTTATTATGTACAGGAAAATTATCTTGTCCCATTGCATTATCAGTAGAGTATAAAGCACTACCATCTTCTTTTAAATATACAATTTCACCTAAAGGTTCTCTGTCATAAAATTTTTGTTCAATAAGATATTCTTGAAGTTTCAATAAATTTTCATAAAATTTCTTTTTATTTTTAACATGATTCAAAGTTTCGTCAATATTATTTACACAATTATGAAATTCATCGACTATATATGGTGCGCTCGGCAACACTCTTGTCGGATACTTATCTCTGTCAAGTATAAATGATATAAAACCTTCATTTATTACACCACTACCATCGCCTACGCTGTAAGGTATTTGCGCCCACATGCCTCTACGTGTATCTATTGCATCTTGTGGTGGCATATCTCCAAGTATATCATCGTTGCCATCATTATTATTATATAATTCATACATTTTGAAACCATAACGATCATTTTTCTTTCTACTTGGATTATAATGAGTATCATATACTTCACCTGTTAATCCATAATCAGTTAAAACAATTGTTGGCTGACCATCACGAAGAACTTCACCATATGTGCTTGGTCTACCTAAGTCGCCAGCAGATATTGAATAATTTGACATTATGTCTTGCAATTCAATAACGAATTCATTATTATTTAATGATTCTTCAACATCTGTATCCAGACCAAAAATATTATGACCACCTTTAATGTTATTTTCGTGATTTCTAAGAAAATAAAATAATTCATTTAAACTTGGAATGCCAGTTAATTGTTTAATTCTACTTTCGTTGACTTTTTTTGCTTTTTCGGAAATAATCCAACTACCATTATTATTACTTTCTAAAACTTTCGTAACTATATTGTGGGTGTCATGATATGAACCAATGTTTATTTCAGCTTCATTTTGAGCAACACCTTTAGCATTCTTTGCTAATTTAAAAACTTTAGTGCCGTCAATATCATAAACAATTCTACCTGACCCACTACCTATTCTTTGAAAATATCGATTAGCAAATTCGATTTTCTTTGCAAATGATTGTATTTCTTCAAATTCATCCAATAATTTTAAGAAGTTATCGTAAGTCATGTTAAGAATATTAAGTTATTAATAAATACAAACTTGATTATAAAAAGAAAGCGCAATTACAGTTGCGCTTTCTTTGCTTTATTTTTGTCTGAAATTTCTTTAATAACTTCAATTATAACTGCTCTGATCATTTCTTTGTTCTCGGTAAGTACTTCTTTGATTCTTTCTGCAGCATACATTTCAATAATTGTACCTTTAATTGCTTCTTCGATAACGGGACCGAAATTATCAATCAAGTAGTTATCAACAATCTTTTTTACGTTTTCAACCAAATAACCTTCATTTAAATTCATTGGTGATACTGCTGCACCAGCAGTTGGATTAAGATTTTTTTTCTGACCACCAACATAAGGTGCAATTGAGTCGGCTAATGTTTGTTTGCTTTTATTTTGAAGATCAGTGAATAACTGCTCGTCTCTTTCAGGTGACATCTCAGTAGCTTTATTGTTTTGAATAGGAAGACGTGCTGGTACTCTGTCAACAACAGCAGTTTCATTAATGTTATGTCGTACCGTTTCTTTATTTTTAATTGCAACTTGATTTTCAACTAACTTGATTAAATCGGTTGCTGGTGTTTCAACGCCAGTATCATGTGACCTAATCAATTCATATAAAAAAGCATCCCTTGGTGCAATATTAGCACCTGTACTTTCACCTAATGGTGATGATGATATGTTTCTTTCTCTTTTGCGATTATCGATCTCGGTTCTAAGTTTATTTAAATCTGGTTTTGCCATTTTATAAATTTTTATATTTTTTTATAAATACTCTATTGTTTGAAAAAAGTCTTCTTATCAATAGGATTATTTTCATTTTCTTTAAACATTGACGGATTTTGTGGAGTTTGCTTTTCGGCAAGACCTTTTACCATTTTATCTTTTTGGTTTTTTGCAAACTGATCTTGTGCTGTTTTATCCACAGGTGTTTTCATAACAAGCCTATTATATAAATTACTTAAATCATCCACATATGCGTTTTGTGGAAAACTAAGTTTGGTTCTTATATCCTGTAAATTAAAGTTATTTTTATCATCAATTGCAACAAAAAAATCCGTGATGGGTTTTTTCATAACTCTTTTGGCAATATCATTTAATCCAAGAACATCTGCTTTTGTAATTTGTCGGTTATTTTTATCTGCGTTTTTATATTTGTCCCATCTCGGCAATTTTTGTCTTGTTGTTGGTATACCGCCCACAGGTATTTTACCGCCAGATGTAACAGATGCAATTATACCACCTGTCATATCTTTATCATTTTCTTTATATCCTGTTGGTATTTCAACATTTCCTTGAGCATCAATAAATCTTTTACCTGTTGGTATTGCAGAAGTTATATTGTTAACAAGAAACAATCGCCAACCCGGTTTTGTCAATCCATCCGTATCTACTTCATGTTCATGATGTAATCTATTTCTTGGAGAATCTGATCTAAGGCTATCACTTCTACCTTTGTCCTGCCATGCTCTAACAGCTAAATTACCACTTGTATTTACGCCAAGCACAAAAGGTCTTATTGTTCGATAGCCAGTTTCAACTGTATTTTCTCCTTTATAATAAATATAGAGAAATTTATGTTGATTAATAGCATCGACAATAACCTTATCACTAACGCCTTCAGTTAATAATTGGCGAAAATGTTTAACGTTCTCAAATAGTATTTTAGATTCACTGATCATTATGCGGTACTCGCATTATATTGTCTGTCTTCTTGATATTTATTTTTCGTGATTTCACATTTTCTGTCTTTAATATCATCACAGCTACCAATACTACCGTTCAATTCACCTTTGCCTTGTACGTCACCATCAGATAATGCATCTGGGTTACCAGTATTATATTGATCATTACAAGTGTAAGAATTTTTTGCGATGCTGCAAGTTTGAAATTGTAAACTAATTCCTTCTAATTTGCTCATTTTTTTATTTTTTATTTAAACTCAATTATTTTAATATAAATACAAATTAATCGTATTTTTTGAATGCCATTGTAATATATTCTATCAAATGTGGCACAATATCTAAGAATTTCATTTCATCAACATCATACCAACCATAATTTGTATTTTCTTCATTTAGCCTTATATCGGTTGGGTCACCCTCATATCGACAAGCAAATATATGTTCAATACTGTCTGGATTTCTTTGAATACTAAATGATTTAATAAATTTTTTTATTTCTAATCCTGTTTCTTCAGTTATTTCTCTTTCAATTGCTTGTTGTGGAGTCTCATTTTTTTCAATCCCACCACCAACTAATGCCCACTTACTTGGTTGCCATATTTTAGGGTCAGAACTTCTTTTTAGTAACAATATCTTATTATCTTCGTCAACAATTACAACAACTGCATTCTTTTTCAATTCTTTTTTATCTTCATTTAGTCTTGGTGTCTGTGCTGGTTTTGTGCCAAACATAGTATTAACATTCATATCCTGTTTGACGTTCTTTGTCATTTCAACACCTGCCCTGTCGCTTGTTAAGGTTGTTTCAACAAATTGTTTCATTGCATTTCCACCAGCAAGAGCATATTGTATTCTATCTCCAGTCTGTGGATTGAAATAATCAAAGAAATTTTTCAATCTTTTCATTGCCTGATAAGTAATAGCACCGTTATTAAGCATGAATTTAGCCCTTTTTACGCCCTCACCTTGAGGATTGGTAATAAGAGTCATTTGGATGCCTTTCAACACGTCTGAGGGTATCTTATACTGCTTATCGAGTAATTGTGAGTTTGCCATATTATCTTCTTTCCAATAAATTTGTAAGTTTATCCTTATCTTTCTGATCTAATTTACTGATAAGACCAGCAATTTTTTCAAGTTTTTTATCTTTAATATCATTATCTTCAGCTTTCTGAGATATTTCATCTTCACCCCTTTTATCTACAAGTTTATCTTCAGCTACATTGTCTTCAATAATTTTATCTTCATTTATTGAATCAACTTCATCAATAGGTTCTTTAAATGCTTTTTCAAAATGTGGTTCAACTGCCTTAATAGCTTTTCTTGCCCATGCAATATCTTCTTTTTCACACTGTTCTGAATGTGGTTCACCAGCAGCTTCTTTTCTATAATCAGGTTTTAATAATTGAGGATTTTTATAATAATATTTTAAGATATCAATACGCTTATCATGCATAAGTTGTGCCAAATCTTTTAATAATTCTTTTTGTCCCTGATCTTCTTTGCCTTCGAAAAATGGCAATAATGTAAAGCCGAAACGACCTAACATATCGTATCTGAATGGCTGTTGACCTTTTCCAACATTCATGTCGGTAGTACCGTTTGCTCCTGATTCTAAATCTGCGCCAGTTGAAGGCACGTCATTTCTTCCAATCAGTTCACCATTTGAATCAATAATTTCAAATAATTGTATTTTTTTTATTTTCATTAGTGCATATTTTCATATAAATACTATTAAATGTTTAATATGCACCATCACCATCTTCATTTTCACTATCAATATATTCTGCCTCTTCTTCGTCTTCAATACCTTCCATTTGGCTGACATAAAAATCAAGCATTTCACTTGCACTGCTTTCTTCACGAAAGAGTTCTTCCATTGTCATATCCTCTGGAATATTAAAACGTTTTTTAAATCTGTCAAAATATCTTGCTCTGTTTTGCTTTATAATTTCAATTTCTTTATCTTTCTCAGATTTAGTGGCTAATGTTATTTCAAGATTTTTAATTCTTTCTTCTTCTTCAGTTTTTTTTCTGTCCAATTCTATTTCAATTTCACTCTTTGGAATAACAACATTTTCTCTAATAGTTTCGATAAACACACCATTATGTTTTCCAACAGTATATTCATCACCATATTTAATTAAAACTAAATCACCTTCTCCGTATTCTTCATTAATTGATTTGATTTTTGGTCTATTACTTGCTATCATTTTTTCATTCAAATAATTTAATGCATGATCATATATTTCATAATAAACTTTATTGTCATCATACATTTTAAAACCATTCCATATCTTTCTTGGGTCATAACCCGTTTTATTCCAATATTCAACTTCTTTTTCTTCCAAATGCATTGATTCGTCAAAATCATTCAGATCAAAATTTTTCAATCCTAATTCATATGATGCAAAATTTTCACCCCCGCATTTTAAACTAACCTCTTTAGTTTTCTTATCTTTAACTATCGTAGCTAAAATCTTTTTAGAAACTTCTGGTTCAAAGCCAACAAGCAATGCTGTAACACGTTTATTAAATGCATTTAAATATTTTGCCACATTATATTTACCTATCATGTTTGGATTTTCCAATAAATCTTCAGTAGTGATTAGTGTAGCACAATATCTTTCTTCACCAGTCACTTTATCTTTAATAATGCCCGAATTACCTTCGGATAATTTAGTTCCTGTATTTACATAATAAACAACGCTATCAAGTTCAGGTTCAGGTGGCATATAGTTAGTAACCAATTTCAATTTATCTTCAATTGATAACTTATCTTCTGCTCTGGTAAATATTAAAGTTTCTTTATGTTTTTGAAATAACTCTTCTGCAATCTTATTTCTTTTTTCAATCAAAAGTTCCATGTGCGCTTGTTTTCCTTTCTCCCTTCCATTTTTGTCTTTACCTCTCTTTTTATATGCACTTATTGTTGTTTTTATTTTACTTTTACTTGCAATCTTTTTTAATGGAATCTGGCACAAATATAAATTCTCTGCATAATCGGTATAATATTTAACAAATTCATTACCTTTATCATGAAGAATCATATTGAGACCATTATCGATGAATTCTTCAATATATCCGGGCATAATTTTCGATTTAATTGTATTACCCGTCAATTTGATTTTTTCTTTCATTTCATTACTCTTCTTATCTTTTGCCAATGATAAAGTCGCATAATTAATTCTTGAAAGATTTAAACATGAAATTGATTCTCCATCATTATCAATTGACATATAAGGTGGTTTCATTTCTTCTTTATTGAACTTCTCAATAAGTGCATTCATACCCGTTTTGCCACCATATTGCCACATTTCTTCAATAGTTCCCTCAGTTGTTCCCTCAGTTGTTCCCTCATTAGTTATTCTAATATTCGTTCTTTCAGGATAATTAAAATTTGTACCATCGGTAACTGCAAGTAATGCAACACAACCAAATTTACTAAACCATGAAATTGCATGTCTTAAATGTAATCTACCTGTACAAGTAATGCGTGCTGCACAAACGTTATCTGACCAATTGAATGAAACATCAGAACCTAAAGCACCATATAAAGAGTTATTCAAAATCTTTATAGGTAACTGTTTGATTTTGAACATTGCAATATCGGCAGGTGTTAATGATTTGTTTACATATTTTAAATGATATTCAGGGTCAATTTGTTTAAATAACATGACTTCTTCATCATCTAATGTAACACCATTCCCCAATTTTTTGTAAATATTACGAGTGGTTGTTAAATACAAAAGTATTTTCTTCATAACGCCAGTAATATCAAAGATCGGAAATACATCTTCAGTTAATTGTATTGTAGGATAAAGACCAGCAAAGTCAATTTTAATAATTCTTTTTGAAAATCCTGATTTAAAACATCTTGCAAGACCACCCGCAAACTTTTTCGGCAATTTCACATCTGAAATAGGAATTGCTAAATCATTTTCATAACTCCATGCAGTCATAAGTAAATTCCAAATACCAGCAGTACCCATTGTACAAATACGTTGATATGTCGTAGGTACTATTTTTGCAAGCATGAATGATGACTGATTATATAATTCATCAACATGTTCGGTTTCCCAAAGGTCATCAAGCAAATATTGTTTTACGAGATTTTTACCTCCAATAAAACTATTCATTTTTTTTGGAAGTGCTTCTGTTCTAAACCATTTAACAAAATCTGAGGCATCATTAAGATATGTGTCTCTCATTACAATATAGCGTTCATCAGATAATGTTGCTTTATTTGTCTGTAATGTATATAATTTTTTTGCAACTATTTGATATTCATTAGGTATTTGTATGTAATTATTGTTTATGTCTATGACAAAAACTTTATTTTCATTAAAAATTCTACCAATGGCATTATCTTCGCCCGGGATGTAGGTTCTATTAGGTTTCGCTATTTTTTCAAATTTGGCAATGTATTTTAATTTATTTTCTTTTATTTCACTGTTAACTGCAGCAGTTCTTCTTACTGCATGAAGAATATCAATAATGGAATAACCCCACATTTCTGTAGCCGTATATTTATCTGCAGTATTACCATATTTTACTGAAGTTCTCGGTTTTCTTTTTAATTGAACTCCTTCTTTAAGACTCGTTGGAATTTTACTCAAATCCATTTTAAGTAATTTTGCTCTACCCAAAATGAACTCAAAGTCAAACATTTCAGAGTTAAACCCAGAAATAATTGAAGGTTTTATATGATCAATAACATTAAAAAATTCTTGTATAAGTTTTGCTTCTGCTTCATCATCATTTGGTTTCTCTGGTTCAAGAATCATTTCAAAACCTTTATTGTCCCTGACACCGATAAGTATTATTCTTGCCATCTGGTATCTTAAACCAGTAGTTTCAATATCGAAAGTAAATTTATGTATTTGTTTATATTCTTCAATACCTTTGAATAATCTTGATTGTGTGGATATAAAGAATTGCTCAGTTGTTTTGGGTGAATGAAATAAATCACGGTTTATAAATTTTACATCACCCTTTTTATTTTTCACAACATTTCCATCAACATCTCTGACTTTTTCAAATGGGTTAATGCCACCATCGCTAAAATAATTTACAATTGCATTATATGATTTACTGCTTGTAACTTTATAACAATATCCATTAACCAGTCTTTTTTGATTACCAGTTTTTAATTTAATAATTTTAATGCCATATTTAATTCTTTTGCTTTCAATATAATTATCTGAATAACCTTCATATAATATGTGCCCTAATTTCGCTAAATCCTTTACATACGTGAAAGGTTCATATTGAAATTTTACAATCTTTTGTTCTTTGTTTGGCTCACGTATTAAACATTCAGCAACATTTGTATTTGGGTCGGTTTCAACATTTACCAAATATTTTAAATCGTTATTATAACCTTCAAGGAAACCTTTAATTTCTGCTAAAACTTTTACTTTATCCATTAAATGGTACTTTTTCTAAATTACTACTATCTTCTTCAACTTTATCAGCATTAACTCCATCTAAATATAAATCTAATTGATATGGTTCTTTTTTATATTCAAATTTTTTAATGTTTTGAAAATCATTTCCATTCTTATCTAAAACTCTAAAACCTTCACTCAACAAAGCAACCGCATGTTGCATTCGAATGCCCTTTTTATATTTTTCTGGAAACCTACCTAATCCATAATAATTGCTCGATATAACACGTTTACAAGATGGACAGCTACAGCATGGCTCATAATCAATTATTTCCGCATCTTCTGAACCAATAATTGTTGCGTTTTCACAACTGAATATCAGATCAAGATATTGTTTTGGTAATTGTTCTGCCATTTCAATTTTACGTACTTTTGAAACGGGAAAGGTTAAACGTTTCATTGGTTCACAAATTGCCTGATATGATTTATAAATTTTTTTTATGTCCTCTAAAAATGAAACTGCATCATCATTTGTTACATAACCAATCTGAATCTCACTAACTGGTAAACTTTGTAAAAATGCAGTACCAAAAATCCAAACAGGTATTTGTTTAAAATATAAACTAAATTCACTTGTGCTAACAGTAACTTTTAATGCATATTCAATATCATGTATTCTCGTCCCGCTATAATCTTTTTCATTGGTAAATTCTTTTCTAAACTCTTTAATTAACAATTTAATACGATTTTTTTCAAGAATTGTTTTAGTTTGATTATTTTCAATCTCAATATAAACTGGATATACTTCATTATCGTCTTTAAGATTTTTCCAAATCAAATAAGTTGAATCCAACCCGCCTGAAAATAATACAGCAATCTTTTTACTCATGTTAATTTTTAATTATTATATACGTTAATTCTTTCGTTTTTTTGTTGTATTCATATTTTCTATTTCCAATAATAAACATACAACTTTTCATTATATTTGTGGCATCAACTGGAAAAAAACCGCATAACCACAAAGCACTTATTGCATTTTTTCCAATGAGTTTATAATAACCTTCATTTTTTGTTATTTCAAAATCCAAATATACTGCTTCATTAGGATTATTCAAAATGTTTTGTAAAATATATTTAAATGCACTATTAATATCTCTTTTTGTTTGCTTATGCGAAATATCAATATCCAATAACATCGAATTTAATAAATAATCACGAAATGGATTACCACCCCAACTATATAGGTTTCCCATGTTTTTCTTTAATTTTTTTAATTACCTCACTAAGTACCGATTCGCTAACATCAGATTTGTAATCTTCATTGTCAATTACCTTCGTAATCTCTTTTCTTTTATTTTCAATTGAACTGAATACATAATCGTCAATTGTGTCCCTGAACATCAAAGGATATATGTTTACAACTGCTTTCTGACCAATTCTATGAAGTCTATCACTTACCTGATCATATTCACCTACTGAATAAGGAAGTGTCATAAAGAATAGCTTACTGGCTGCAAACAAATTTAAACCATACCCGCATGTTTGTACTGTACCCAAAAATACTTTCAAATCACTATTAGGGTCTTGAAACTTCTTTACAATATCTGCTCTTTCATCATCTTTTTGATCACCAGTATGAAGTGCAGCTACCTCACCAAGTTTTTCTTTCAATTCATATAAAGCATCTTTAAAATAATCAACAATTACAACCTTTTCACCTGTTTCAAGAATACTTTCAACTAATTCAATAACATGCTTGATCTTTAAAGATGCTGTATATTGCCTTAAACGCAACATTGTTGTTAATGGATTTCCGTTTGGATGTAAAACAAATTCATTTGCAACACCTTCCTCAATTTCATCATATATAGCATATTCATTTTCATCCATTTCAAACATAATTTTTTGATATATTTTATCTGGAAGATCAAGTAATACCTCAAATTTTCTTTTTCTATGAGTATATGGTGCTGCTTTATGATAAAGTTCTTCAAGTTTAGCTTCTGCAGTATCTGTAACATATCCCCAACCACTATCATAATCATATGACATACCACAATAATATTCATAAAAATATTCTTTTGTTGGAAAATCCAATGGAGATATTTGATTTAAAACCGTGTATAATTCATATGCCCTGTTAGGTGCTGGCGTTCCTGATAAGAAAATTTTACTGATTTTACCGTTTTTAAATAAAAGTTTATTGAATGTTCTGTTGAAATTCTTATAAGTATTGGCTTTGGTGTTTTTTAATTTCTGACTTTCATCACAAATAACAGCATCAATTTCATAAATGCCTAATTTTTGCCATTTAAGTAAAAATCTATCTTTCTTTTCTTTTACACCATCTTTATTCTTTTTCTTCGATTCTCTGCTTGGATTGAAAAAATCATAATTAATAATTATATATTTAGCATTTTCAATACTGCATTTATTTTTTCTCCAACCAACAATATGTGAATTACTATTAGTAAATTTTTCAACTTCATTTAAATAATTAAATTTTAAAGAATTTGGGGTAATCACAACTACCTTTTCAAAATGATTCATTTCAACATAAAGAATTGAAATTGCCGTCTTACCTAATCCCATCTCATGAGAAATGAGTGTATTACGTGTAGCATTTGCAAATAAGGCAGCTTGAATTTGATGTGGGTAAAGTTTAATATCGGGGTTTAGTAATGCGTGCATTTGATCACTATACTTTTCATATGTCGTCTCTAATTCTTTCTTATATTTAACCCAATGCTCTTTTTTAATATCGAGATCGGCAATAAATTTACGTTTTTGTTCTTCAGCAGCTTCAACTTTCTTAATTTGATTAATAAAAATTTTTTTACTCTCAGGACTACTAAAGTCAAAATGTATTTTATTTGAACCCTTGTATCTTTTAATTAGGTTGAATAGTCCTGCAGCATTAACTTCCCATGCATATTCTAATGCAACCCATCTTCTCGAAGCGTGAGGCAATTCCTTTATTCTATTAGTAAGTTGGTCATTAATTGGAAATCTTAACTGATACGCTGCTCTTTTGCGTATTCTCTCACAGTGCACTACAAAAACGGGTAATT